AGAACGCAGGTGTTGTCGGAGATGCAGTCAACGGCTTTGCAGGCAATCTTGCGGAAACGATCAGCACTGTTATCAGAAACGCTCTGTCCAATGTTGTTACAGCGGTGCAGGGCTTCATGGAACAGGTCTTTGAAACTGTCAAAACAGTCTGGGCGAATGCGAATACAGCAATTGATACGACCATGTCACAGATCAAAAGCGATATTACTTCCGGCTGGAAGGCTGTTGTATCTGTGGTCACTACTGCGCTTGACAACATCAAAAAGGTCATCGCCACAACATGGAAGGCTGCTGCATCTGTTATTGAGACCGCATTGAACGGGATCAAAAAGATCGTTACAGCAGTCTGGACAGCGATGAAAACTCTCATCAATACCGGACAGCTTGACATCAAAAATGTGATCTCAACAACATGGAATGCTGCGAAAGATGTGATAAACACAGCTCTGAACGGTATCAAATCCGTAGTGCAGTCTGTATGGAACGCTATGCCGGATATCGTTAGTAATCCGATGAATCAGGTAAAGGACGCTGTGCTTTCTATCTGGGATAATATCCGGAACGGTATCGGTGACAGGCTCGGCAGTGTGCGTGATGCAGTCAGCAATGCAATGAGAGCAGTCTATGATGCGGTCATGGACAAGGTCAACAGCTCGTGGTCGTGGGGACGAGATCTCATGCAGAACCTTATCAACGGTCTGAACTATATGCTCGGCAATCTCATCAATACGGTTGCTGACGTGGCGCGAGCGATCAGCGATTATCTGCACTTCTCCGTTCCTGACAAGGGACCTCTGACAGAATTTGAAAGCTGGATGCCGGACTTCATGAAGGGATTGGCTGACGGTATCAACAAGAGCAAGAAATATGTTGAGAAGGCAATCTCCGGTGTGGCGGACGCTATGACTATTGCGATGAATTCTGACTTCAATGTGGATATGTCCGGTGTGACTGGCGCAATGGTAGGCGCGGGCGGCACGACTGTTGTAAACAACTACAATAACGACAACAGCCGCACAGTGAATCAGACCAATAATAGTCCGAAATCGCTGTCACGGCTGGAGATCTATCGTCAGACGCGCAATGCGCTGAATGTGTGATTTGTGATGGGGTGGGAGTGATTCTGCCCCATTATCCTAATAGTTTCCCTTCATATGTTCCGTTCTGTATCTTAAAAAAGAATTCACTGAAGCTATCCGTCTCAAAGATCTGCATCAGTTCACGTATATTCCAGATCAGATTTGCATTGTCGATCTCGCTTCTGTCAAGCCAGAATACTCTGCCTTCCTCGGAGCTTTTCAATTCTCCCTCAAACTGATCTGTCTTATATAGCAGAACAATGTATCTTGTACCATCTTCCAATATCCAGTCCTTAAAGCCGCATGGCTGTGGATTGTGAATGGTGAGTCCGGTTTCTTCCTTCATCTCACGGATCACAGAATCGAGCAGCGATTCATCCGGTTCAACGTGACCACCTGGAAAAACCAGACCGCCTTTATATTTTTCCTTCAAGCCCTGTTTCTCCTGAACAAGCACACGCCTGTCGTCATAGATCAGGCACATATTTGTAAGTTCTATTTTTGATGATCTATCCACAATAATTCTCCCGTCCATATTTAATACCACTATTATACATCAATTCCATTAAAAAGTAAAGGCGGTGATACCATGTTTTTCAGCCTTATCTTAGAAAATGCAGCCGGAGACCAAATCGACATGACGGCTACAGCAAACCAATATATGACATCCCAGATCGAGGGCTTGTCGCCTCCTCCCGGAACGATCAGTACCTCCTCCTACGCAGGCATGGACGGCAGCTACCTGAACAATGCCTTCATCGAAAAGCGGAATGTGGTCATCCACTTTGAGATGCGGGGCGTGGGCGTAGAAGCCCGAAGGCATCAGCTATACAAGGTGGTGAAACCGAGCAGATATGTAAAAGTCTACTACAAAACCGCCGGCATAGATGTTTTCACCGAGGGCTATGTGGAAACCTGTGAGGTCAGCAACTTCGAGCAGCTTGTCACCGGACAGATCTCTATCCTGTGTCCTGACATCTACTGGTACTCCACGGAATCCGTCATGGCATATTACAGTCAGATCACGGGCGCGTTCACATTCCCATTCCCGACTGAAAGCAATCCTGAGCCCTTTGTACTGGGTAAATTCAACACGCAGAACATTATGGAAATCATCAATGACGGTGACGAGATCGGCTTCACCTTGCAGATCGAAGCCCTCGCCGATGTCCGGTCTCCCACGCTGTACAATGCGGATACCGATGAATATTTGCAGATCACAGGAGACATTCTCGCCGGAGATATCATTACAGTTACCACAAAGACAGGTCATAAGACGGTCACGCTTGACCGAGGCGGTGTGAAAACCAATATCATCAACCGGCTTGTTTCCGGCTCAACGTGGCTGACGCTGCGTGAGGGTAAAAACCGCTTCTATCTGCGTGGAACAGGTCTGCAAAATCTGAAAGTGACCATCGTCCACACAAACGCTTATCTGGGGGTGTGATATATGCAGATTGAAGTTTACAGAATGGACGCTGATGCAGACAGTCTGACGATCACCCTCGAAGCAGTATGTGACAGCTTCTCCTCACTCTTGTGGGACATTGAATACTACCAGTGCGGCAGCTTTGAGGTGTATATTGCAGCCAACCCGGAGAATATTTCGATTTTTCAGACCGGGCGCATTGTCGGCAGAGATGATGACAGTCAGCATTTCGGCATGATTGAATCGGTGCAGATCGACACCGATGCAGAGAACGGCGACTACCTGACAGTGCGAGGACGTTTCCTCATGTGCTTGCTGGAGCGCCGTATCATTCACCCGACATACAATGTTACGGCACAGAAGGCGTATAGTGAAATTGTGCATGATATCGTCCGGCAGAATACGCTTCTCAATGATAACCGCCGCATTCCCGGCTTATCACTCGGCACTGTATCGGGGGCTTGCTGGGAGCAGACCACAACGCTGCAGGTATCCTACGATAATCTTATGGAGTGGGTGTATACCATCTGCGAAAAGATCGGCGGCACAGCGAATATCCGACTTGTGAAAGATGTTGGTGAGACTTATAAAATGATGCTTGACCTTGCAGAAGGCACTGACCGAAGTCTGATGCAGGAGGACAATCCGCATATCATTTTCTCCGATGCTTACAGCAATCTGCTGTCTTTCTCATATGCTTCAGATTCTGCTGTTACTCGCAATTTCGCCTATATCTACGGTCACGGCGAGGGTGCAGAGCGCAAGAATACCACATATTGTGTTTCTGATGAGCCAACCTATCTCGAACGCTACGAACTGTATGTTGATGCGAAGGACATCTCCGAGGAAGAACAGGTCGAGGGTGAGACTGTACCGATTCCGGAGGAGCAGTATATCGCACTGCTGAAAACAAGGGGCTCGGAAAAGCTGGTCGATCCGAAAACTGCATCGGAATCGGAGATCGCAGCGGACAGCACGCAGTATGTCTACAACCGTGACTATTTCGTCGGTGATTATGTGACAGTCGAGCATAAGCGTTTCGGCATGATTCAGCCAAAAGTGCAGCTCATCGGCATGATCGAGGCGTTTGACCAGAACGGCAGAAGCCTGACACCGACATTCAGAAAGGAATGATATTATGGCTTTTTCAAGCGGATTTTTCAATTCAAAAGGACTTGACCGCACCTACACTGCGGAGAATTTCTGTGACTACCTCGGCAGTATCATCTGCAACGGCATTCAGGACAATTACGGCGATTGTTTCAAGCTGACAGCCGCATCTTCTGGGCTGAAGGTCACAGTCGGCAGAGGAAAAGCATGGATCAACGGTCACTATTTCATCAACGATGCGAGATACAGCATCGACCTCAGTTCTTATCAGGACGAGTCGCTTCCTCGCTATGTGGGTATTTGCATTTATCTGGATACCACGGAAGCAGTCCGCAGCGTTACGCTGAAGCTGTTTCCCGGTACTCCTGCGGAGAGTCCGCAGCTTCCCTCTATCCCGCAGGACGCTGACCATGTGCGCCTGCTGATGTATGCCGTGCGCCTGAATCCGGGTGCGACTGAACTGACGGAGCGTGACTGGTACGACTACCGTGAGGACAGGAACGTCTGCGGATATTGCCGCTGTATCCTCGGCAAGTGCAAGGTGACGGAAATGCTGGCACAGATGGCGCAGATCACGGCGGAGATGCAGGAATATAACGATACGGTCGCTGAACTGACGGCGAGAGTGGCAGAGCTGGAAGCGGAGATCGAGGATATTGGCGATATCATTGCCGCTGGTCAGTGCGGCGAAAATGCGTACTATGCACTCTATTCCAGCGGAAAGGTGCTTGTAAAAGGCACTGGCGCAATGTATGACTACGACCTCGAATCCAATCGTTCGCCGTTCTACAGGAACGATACAGTGAGATCAGTTGTTGTTTCCGAAGGCATTACAACCGTTGGTGAGGATGCCTTTGAACGCTGTCTGAATCTGGAATCTGTATCTCTCCCGACATCACTCACCTCGATCGGCAGCGGTGCATTTATGCCTGCGGATGAATATCCGAGTGCAGCCGGAAAACTGAACAGCATTACAATTCCCGATGCCGTTACAACAATCGGTGGTGGTGCTTTCTGGGGTGCAGCATTGCTCTCGCTGACGATTCCGCATAATGTTTCTTCAGTCGGCAGCTATGTGTGCAGAGACTGTACACGACTGGTATCTGTGAGATACGAAGGCTCTGTTATCGGAGCGTATATGTTTGTGAGCTGTACGTCTTTGAGCGAGTTCACAGTCGCAAATACAGTTACAGAAATCAAGGAGCATTGCTTCAATTACTGTACTTCACTTCAGACGATCACTTATGAGGGCAGTCTGGCGCAGTGGCAGGCAATTCCGAAGGGCACGAGCTGGGACGGTAAAGGCGGCTCCGGACTTGCTGTATCGGGTTTGACCCGTATCCAGTGTCTTGACGGGTTTATGGAATGGGATGCAGAGAATCATGATTGGAAGGTTGGTGAAGAATAATGTGGAAATTCCTTGTAAAGAATCAGAGCATTGAGATCGTGGAGCGTGAGATTCTCGCAGACCACCAGATCCAGTATGTGCAGTTCAAATTCACATTTGACGGCGACTGGAAGCGTTTTCACAAGGTCGTGCAGTTCTCACAGTGCGATGAAGTGTATTCCGTTGTGCTCGGCACAGAGGGAACAACCTTGTACCTGCCTGCGGAGCTTCACGCAGGTGCGGTGAAAATGGCAGTGTTCGGCTATGATACGGAATCAGATACGACTGTGAGGGCAACAACTGTTCCTGTGACACTGAATATCCGTGAATCCGGATTTGAAGGAGATGAACCGCCTATTCCGCCGACACCGGATCTGTACACCCAACTTCTAAAGCGTATCGAGGATGCAGAACACGGTCTTGACGGCAAGAGTGCCTATGAAATCGCTGTAGAGCACGGTTATGTCGGCACCGAGGAGGAGTGGCTGGCATCCCTGCACGGCAAGGACGGCATTACACCGGATATGTCGGAATACCCGAAAACCTCCGAGGTCACGACCATTATCGAGCGTGAGATCGCACCTGTTGCGGAGGAATCACACACACACGATAACAAGGCAACGCTCGATGCAATTACGCCGGAACTGTTCTCTGACCTTTCCGGTTTGCAGCAGTTTGAGGACAGCACGACCTATGAGCTTCAGACACTGAATGAAGCCGTGGAGAACCTCAGACCGAGCACACACACGCATAATAACAAAGCTGTGCTTGACCGCATCACTGAAGCAATGATCGATGCGATTGCGGAATATCCGCCCTTTGAGGACTGGACGCGAGAGCAGATCCACACGCTGTTTGAAATGGTCAACAATTTCAGCAACACAGCCCATACCCACGAAAACAAGGTCACTCTCGATGCCCTGACACCGGAGCTTTTCTCCGATCTTGCAGGCTTGCAGCAGTTTGAGGACAGTACGCAGTATGACATCCAGACGATCAACGAGGCGCTCCTGACACTGAATGCACAGCGGCACACACATGACAACAAGGCTGTTCTTGATACGATCACCGAGCAGTATATGCGTGATCAGGCTGCATTTCAGGCTTCGACCGCAGGCGCACTGCATGGGCTGTCCACAGGACTGAGCGAGGTTTCGGCACAGGCGCATTCCCATGCCAATAAAGCTGTTCTGGACGGCATTACGCAGGAAATGCTCGATGACATGGCTTCTATTGCAACGGTGATCGGACAGGCACACTGGCATCATAACCTCACAACGCTCAACTCCATCACGGAATCCCATGTGAGCAGATGGAACGAAGCATACACCGCAGCAATGAACCTGAATGAGCGTGTGGGTGTCAATGAGGGCGTGTTCGAGCGTTTCAAGACGGAAATTCTCTATGATATGCAGGGTGCAAAGACCTCTATCACGGATATTTACACCCGCCTTGAAGCTGTGGAAACTGCACTCTCCGGAGTGGAGGAGGCACTGTCCAATATTGTGGAGGTGACAGCATGAGTATCGGAAATTATCTGACGGCTCTCGATGAGCGGAGGGATCAGCTTGCCCGAAATCTTGTGACTATGGGCGTGCAGGCATCGGAGAACGAAAAGCTGAATACCCTCGTACCGAAGGTGCTTCAAATCCCGCAGACAAAGCCGGATGTCACGCTGTTCAGGGCTTCCATAGACACGCTCCATGATTACGGTGAGAAAATCTACACCTTCTACAATGACGGCTACCGCAGTCTCTCCGGCTTCACAGAATCGTATCAGCATTTCTGCTGTGAGGAAAACGGCTATGCGATCTACTACAATCAGCCGGATTTCAATTGGGGACAAACCATTTATACGATGTGTGTTGAGCCTGTTCACATCAGTCCTTTCAACAAGATTATGATGAGCTATAAGTCGGGGGCTACGGATATTGGCGAGATGTGGCTTGTGCCGAAAAACAATGATACACTTTCTCCGGCGGATACCGCAAGATATATCTACGAGGCTATCCAAAACAATCAGGCAGTTTCTGTGCCGTTCGGCTGGCTCGGCACTGTGGGCAACTATGTCAATGTGCTTCTTGAGTGCAGCGGCATCAGCGCCGGGGATTATTACCTTGCATGGAAAGCGATCACAGACAATACCAGTCCGATGATCCGCGCTGTGAAGGTAGTGGATGTGACAATTTAAGAGAGGATGATTCAATGAAAGAAAATATCTGTACAGCCGCCGGTGTCATCGGCGGCTTTTTTGCGGCACTGCTCGGAGGGTGGGATTCAGCATTGGCAACACTCATCATCTTCATGGCAATCGACTTCACAACCGGACTGATTACAGCATCTATGGGCAGAAGCAAGCACAGCAAGACCGGCAGACTCAGTTCCAAAGCAGGATGGGTCGGGCTTGCAAAGAAGTTCTGCATTCTGCTCATGGTTGTGGTCGCTGTCCGCATGGACATTATGATTGGTACCACCTATATCCGTGATGCGACCTGCATCGGCTTCTGTGTCAATGAGCTGCTTTCCATTATCGAGAACACTTCGCTCATGGGAATCCCGTATCCGCCTGCAATCAAAAAGGCTATCGAGGTGCTTCAGAAGCGAGCATCACATATTGATGACGAGATTCAGGAAATGATCGATGATATGGAGGAAGGAAAAAAGTAATGCAGCCGATCACTCGACTGCATTACAAAGGAGATGGTGTATTATAGGTTGATCTTGAAATCAGGCGAACCTTCACCGTTTACAGTGAAGTATGCCACTCCCTCTTCCGGCTTGACATAAACACGGAATTCGGTTACAGCCTTACGCTTATGTGTGGACTTGTATGCCTTATATGCCTTAGCTGCGATATCGCTGATGTCAAACTCCGCATCCCCAAGCTGAAGCGTGGTGATAAGAACGGGCTCCGACTTTTTGTCAGCCTTCTTCGCTCTGGGCTTGCGTGTTTTCTTTTCAGGTGTTTCAGCGACAGTGGCTTCAGTGACAGTCTCAGCAATCGGCTCTGCGATGACCGGAGCAGTTTCAGCGACAGCTTCGGCTTTCTTTGCCGCTGGCTTTCGGCCGCGCTTTTTGGCAGGTGCTTTGACAGCAGGTGCATCAACGGCTGCTGTTTCTGCAACAGATTCTACAACTTCGGCTGCTGTAATCGGAGTGGTCTCAGCGACTGCTTCGACAGTGGCTTTTTTCTTGCGTGTTGTTTTCTTTGCAGTTTCGGTTTTTGGGCTTGCAGGTCTTCTTGGCATTGTTCATGCACCTCCGTGTTTTTTCTAATTATAGCATTAGTATACCGTTTTTGTCAAGCCGTAATCAGCGATTTTACGCAGAAAGGAAAAGAAAATGAACAAGAAATATGAGTATTCGGATACCACACAGCTTTCCCCGCATTTTAATGCAAAAGAGTTCCGCTGCAAGTGCGGTAAGGAACATGAATTTACGATCTCCAATGAGCTGATTGAGAAGCTCGAAAAGCTGTATGCAGCCCTAAACTGCTCTAAGATCATTGTCACAAGCGGTTATCGCTGTACAGCACACGATAAGTCTGTGGGCGGTTCCGGGACAGGTCAGCACACGCTCGGCAATGCAGCGGATATCTGCTGTTATGGGCAGGACGGACAGCCGATTTCCTCCAAGGTGGTCTGCTGTAAGGCGCAGGATATCGGATTCAGAGGTATTGCCAATATCACAGCAGCCTATCAGTACACACATGTTGATGTGCGCCCGAACGGTAAGTGGTACGGTGATGAAGTCCACGGCAACAGCACTGTGACCGATGATTTTTACAAGTATTTCGGGGGTGAGGATATGAAGGGCATTGATGTGAGCGTTCACAACGGAAATATCGACTGGGGTAAGGTCAAGGCAGACGGCATTGATTTTGCGATCCTGCGTGCGGGCTACGGCAGGCTTGCTTCGCAGAAGGACGAGAAGTTCGAGCAGAACTACGCAGGGGCAAAAGCTGTCGGTCTGCCTATCGGTGCGTACTGGTACTCCTATGCCATGACTCCGGAGGAGGCAGAACTGGAAGCAGATGTGTTCCTCTCGGTCATCAAAGGTAAACAGTTCGAGATGCCTGTGTACTTCGACCTTGAGGAAAAGAAGCAGTTCGACCTCGGCAAGGAACAGGTATCCGCTATCATGCGGGCGTTCCTCAAAAAGGTTGAGAACGCCGGCTATTTTGTCGGACTGTATGGCTCTGCTTCGTCTCTGACCACGCATACCGCCGATGATATCAAGTCGTGGTACACGATCTGGCTGGCGCACTGGGTCGATCAGACCAATTACAGCGGCGCATACGGCATTTGGCAGCATTCTGAGAAGGGACGTGTAAACGGTATCAACGGCAATGTGGATCTGGATATCTGCTACAAGGATTTCCCGACCATTATCAAGGGCAAGGGGCTGAACGGCTGGGGGAAAACTCCTGTGCCTACACCTGACAAATCCGATGATAAGCAGGACAGCACCGTGACAGCTACCATCAAAATCGGCAACGACACCTACAAGGGTACGCTTGTCAAATCTTGATTTCTTTTCGGGCAGGGGTTATCCTCTGCCCGTTCTTTTCATATGTATTATGATGGGAGGTATGCTATGACGGATTTACAGAAACAACAGATCACGCAGATGCGGGAACAGGGCAGAACTTACTCAGAAATATCCGAATCCTTATCAATTGCAGTTGGTACGATCAAGGCATTTTGCAGTCGGAAAGCTCCGAAAGCATCTGCTGTTCCCGTACCTGTCGTTCAAGCCACAATAACAGAAGGCCGCTGTAAACGCTGTGGTCAGCCACTCATCAATACACCGGGACATCGGCAGAAAACCTTCTGTTCTTCCTCATGTCAGAGAAAATACTGGCAGGAGCATAAAGAATTGCTTCGGCATGATTCCTTTGTTACGATTACCTGTCCCGCCTGCGGAAAGCAATTCTCTGATTATGCAGGACACCGCAGAAAATACTGCTCACATTCCTGCTACATCACCCATCGCTACGGAGGTGTATCATATGAACCGAAACGAAACGACCTATCTGGTGACGATGAAACTGTTTCAAAATATGCTGAATAAACGCTTGATAACAGCAAATGAATACGCCGTAATTGATACAAAGATGAGGGCAAAATACTGTCCGAAAATCGGCACATTATTTACCGGGAATCCGTTGACTTCTCCTCGATAAGGCGGTAACATGGTAGCTGATAAGTAAGAAAGGAGGTCTGTCAAATGGCAGGAAAAACGCCTGTTATTACGAAAATCGAGCCTGTTGTTCCGCTTATCAAACCGCGGCTCAGGGTTGCAGCCTATGCACGTGTTTCGATGGAAACAGACCGCCTGATGCACTCCTTATCGGCACAGATCAGCTACTATAGTGACCTGATTCAAAAAAATCCGGAATGGGAGTACGCAGGCGTGTACGCCGACCGCTTTATCAGCGGCACAAGCATTGAAAAGCGCTCGGAATTTCAGAGAATGATTGCAGACTGTGAAAAAGGGCTCATCAACATTATTCTTTGCAAAAGCATCAGCCGATTTGCAAGAAATACTGTGGATTTGCTGAACACCATAAGACATCTGAAAGAACTGGGCATTGAGGTAAGGTTTGAAAAGGAGCAAGTCAACACGCTCTCCTCGGATGGTGAAGTAATGTTGACGCTGTTAGCCAGCTTTGCAGAACAGGAATCACGTTCCATATCCGAAAACAGCAAGTGGGGCATCCGCAAGCGAATTCAAAAGGGCACGATTGGCACAGCAAACAAGCATATTCTTGGTTACCGTTTCGATGATCAGCTTCAGCAATATGTGATCATACCGGAGGAAGCCGAAACAGTACGCTGGATGTTCCGAATGTTTCTGGAAGGCTTGTCCTTTCAAAAGATCGCTGACGAACTGAATGCTGCCGGCATTCGTACAACGCTGAATAATTGCTTTCAGGAAGCGGGTGTTCGTCTGCTTCTTTACAATGAGGTTTATGCCGGAGATGCGCTGAAGCAAAAGTATATTATGACTGATCCAATCAGCAAAATAAAAGTACGGAATCGCGGTGAACTTCCAAGATATCTTTACTCAGATTGTCATGAGGCTATCATCGACCGTGAAACGTATGAAAAAGTAAAAATCGAGATGAAGCGTCGAGCAGATATGGCGCATCCTGTGTACTTCTTCACAGGACTTATCCGCTGTGAGGTCTGCGGCGGCTATTATTCCAGAAGGATGAACCACAGCAAAGGACACACATATATCAACTGGGCGTGCAGATATAAGCTGGACAAAAAGAACTGTAAAAGCATCAATATCCGTGAGGATAGGCTGATCGCTGCATGCATTGAGACTGTCGGTGAGGATTATGAGAAGTTGATTTCATCTATGAGCATCGGCGAAAACGGAGATATTCACTTCACACTTTCTGGTGGAGAGGTCAGAACATGGACACACCCGCCGATTCCCGTCCGCATTCCAAAGCCAAAGCGGGAGCGTACGCTTCCAAAGCATTTATTTGACGGCATGATTTTCTGCGGCATCTGCGGACGGCGGTACGGCAGAGTAATCAGCGACCGGAAAGACCGCCATATGTACTGGCGGTGCAGAAGCAAGTCGGGCGGTCCGCAAACCTGTGACAGCGTGAATTACCCGAATGCTGAGATCGAGCGTATTTTCTGTGAGGTGTTCGGCTACAGTTCTTTTGATGAAGATGCATTCAAAAGTACGGTGTCCAAAATCACTGTTCAGCGAACAGGCTCTATTGATTTCTATACGGTCGACGGAGAGGTCAGGCACTATGAAGCCTTGAAGCTCCGTGAAAATATCAATTCAGGCACCCGAACCGCCGCTTTTCACGACAAGATCCGATGCGCTCATTGCGGCAATCTCTACAGTCAATACATCACAAAAGAAAAATATGTGTACTGGACTTGTAAAGGCAAGCGGCTGGCTCATGCGGAATGTACTGCCGTCAATATTTCAGACTGCAAGCTACGGACAATTGCCGCCTATGTGTTGGGGCTGGATGATTTTGACAGTGAGGTCTTTGAAGCCAGCATAGACTACATTCTTGCATTTACAGACGGCAGCCTGAGATTCATCTACAAAGACGGGAGTGAAAAAACATGGCAAAAAGTATAACAACGATTCCGGCAACAATCAGCCGCTTTACTGATGCACCACTGTCGGCTCCTGTGAAGAGAAAGGTTGCAGCTTACGCAAGAGTCAGCACCGATCACGAGGAACAGCAGAGTTCCTACGAGGCACAGGTCAGCTATTACACCGATTATATCAGAGGACGATCCGACTGGGAATTTGCCGGGATATTCGCCGATGAAGGAATTTCAGGCTGCAGCATCAAAGGCAGAAAGGGCTTCCAGACAATGATCGAAGAAGCTCTTGCGGGAAAAATTAACCTTATCATTACAAAATCCGTATCCCGTTTCGCACGAAATACCGTAGATTCTCTTTCTACGATCCGCAAGCTGAAAGAGCATAATGTGGAGTGCTATTTTGAGAAGGAAAACATCTGGACATTCGATTCAAAATGCGAATTGCTCCTGTCGATCATTTCAAGCATCAGTCAGGAGGAATCACGCTCCATCTCAGAAAATGTCACATGGGGACATCGCAGGAGAATGGCAGACGGCAAGGTCTCCGTTCCGTTTGGCAGATTCCTCGGTTATGACCGGGGTGAGCATGGTGAGCTTGTAGTCAATGAAAAGGAAGCAGAAATAGTCCGAGAGATCTACAAACTCTTCCTCTCAGGCTTAACGCCGCACAGTATCGCGAAAACGCTGACGGAGCGTGGGATCCCTACACCCGGCGGCAAGGTGAAATGGTCAAGCAGTACAGTCAGAAGCATCTTGACAAATGAAAAATACAAGGGTGACGCACTTCTGCAAAAGACCTTTACGCCTGATTATCTGACAAAGAAAACCAAAAAGAATGACGGGCAGATTCCACAGTATTATGTGGAGGGCAGCCATGATGGGATCATCACACCAGAAATCTTTGAAGCGGTGCAGGCGGAAATGGAACGGCGCAAGGGAAACAAGAGCCGATACAGCGGCGTGGATATTCTTGCATCAAAGCTCATCTGCGGAGAATGCGGCGGCTTCTACAGCCCGAAGGTATGGCATTCGACCGACCAGTACCGCAGAACCATTTACCAGTGTGGGCATAAATATAAAGGTGAGTGTAAATGCTCTACGCCGAATCTGACTGCCGAAGAGATACAATCGGCTTTCCTTTCCGCCGCCAATGAACTGATCGCCAATAAGAATGAGATCATTGCAAACCTGCGTGAAGGCATGGTGATTGCATCGGATACGACAGAACTGGAAAAGAGCAGAGATGCAGCAAAAGATGAAATGGTGCTGCTTTCCGATATGATTGAGAACCTCATATCCGAGAATGCACGAATCGCTCAGGATCAGGCTGAATACAATAAAAAGTACAATACGCTGATAGAGCGATTTAAAGCAGCCAAAACACAGTATGAATCCTTTGAACAGCAGATCGAGGATACCCATAGGCGAGTCAAGCGGATAGAAGCCTTTATAAATAATGTAAGGGAGTTGGGAACGCTGACAGAGTTTGATGAGGAACTGTGGGGTGTTCTGGTCGAAAGCGTGACTGTGTACAGCAAGGACGATATACAGGTTGAATTTAGAAAATGAATGGCTACAACTGAATACAGATAATTGGGGCTGTGGCTGCCTGAGTGATACATTTCGGCAGTTGCAGCCCCATTTTTTGTTTTGTAAGTGAGGAGGGTTGCGTCCGGTTGCAACCCTAAATGCAACCATTGCAACCATCATGCAACCCTCGATGCAACCAATGCAACCCTGTTGCAACCCTCTGATTCTCGAAAAGTCCGATTTTACGGCATTTTCGATGTTCAGCGATTTGCAACGATTATTCCCGCATGGCTTTCATTTGAAAGTGGTTGCATTTTGACGCAACCGAATGCAACCATTTGCAACCCTAATGCAACCATCGCCCGCTGAAAATGCAACCCTTTCGTTACAGAACGGGAATTGTATCAACGACAGCGTTTAGGTGGATGAGGGCATTAGCGCAACGAATACCAAGCACAGAGAGGGATTTAATCGCATGATTTCCGATGCTTTGGATGGAAAAATCGACCTTATCGTCACCAAGAGCGTGAGTCGTTTTGCCCGAAATACCG